AGGTGCCGTGGATGTAGGAAGAGAGGTAGCAGGAGGTGCCGTGGATGTAGGAAGAGAGGTAGCAGGAGGTGCCGTGGATGTAGGAAGAGAGGTAGCAGGAGGTACTACAGGGGTTGGAAGAGGTGCTGTAGGACTAGGAAAAGACGTAGTATCCGGCACAGTAGGATTAGGAAGAGAAATAGCAGGAGGTGCTGTAGGATTAGGAAGAGAAATAGCAGGAGGTGCTGTAGGATTAATAAAAGATTCCCAGCATTCAAGGGCAGGAGGTTATGCGTCAGGAAGCAATGGAGATATTAGAACCAAGAAGTATGTAAGTGGTCAAAATGTAGTAGGTGGAATGGATCCTTATACGTATAATGGCGCGTTAGCAAAACGAGGTGGTTCAAATTTTATGCCATTAACGTCTGATTTTAGTTCTTTCAGATAAAAATAATACAAAAAAAATAACATATAGAATATTTTGCGTAATATATAAAGTATGCAAAATATAAACACAATATTAAATAGAGTCGGAATAGAAAATGATATAAAACAAATATTGAATGAATTCGAAGAAAAGTGTAATGAACAAACATTTAAGAAAGGGATGTATATTTATGGGGCTCCTGGAACAGGTAAGACAAAATTTGTAACAGAAATATTAAAATCATTAGATTATGATGTAATACATTATGATGCTGGAGATATAAGAAATCGTTCATTAATTGATACAATAACAAGTAATAATGTATCAACAAGAAATGTATTGGATATGATGTATAAAAAGATACGAAAGATGGTAATTGTAATGGATGAAATAGATGGTATGAACAGTGGTGATAAAGGAGGGATAACAGCATTAATAAAATTGATACGACAAAAAAAGACAAAGAAGCAAAAATTGGAAAATGTAACATTATTGCCGATTATTTGTATAGGAAATTATTACTTGGATAAGAAAATGAAGGAATTGATGAAAGTGTGTTATTCATTTGAATTGAAAACCCCGAATGAAGGACAAATAATAAACATATTAAATGATATGATACCGAATAACAGATTTAATAAAGAAACATTAGATAATATAACCAATTATATACAAGGAGATTTGAGGAAGTTGAATTTTATAGAAAAGGTTTATACAATTAATAAAGACAATATAAATGATAATACGATGAAAGATATATTACGTATAAAGTATTATAATGAAGATTCGAAAGATATAACAAAACAATTGATTAATAATTATGTTCCATTGGAAAAACACAATAGTTTTATGAACGAGACGGATAGAACTATAGTTGCTCTATTATGGCATGAGAATATAATAGATATGTTAGATAAGAAAGATGTATGTGAAACGCTACCAACATATTTAAAAATATTGAAAAATTATTGTTTTTCGGATTATATGGATAGGATCACATTTCAACATCAAATATGGCAATTTAATGAGATGAGTTCGATGAACAAGACATTTAATTGTAATAGGGTTTATCATGAAGATATGAACGCGAATAATAAAAAAAAGGGAGTGAAAACGGGTGATATAAGATTTACAAAAGTCCTTACGAAATATTCAACTGAATACAATAATCAACAATTTATGTTTAACATGAGTCAAAAATTAGATATGGATATAAGTGATATTAACTCATATCTACAAGAAATGCGATATTTAAATGGAAAAGACTATTGGGAAGAATTAGATAAACCTATATTGAATACTTTGGAAGATTTTAATGTAACCAAATTAGACATAAGGCGAGTATATCGTTATATAGATAAAAACGAATAAGAATAAGAAATACGTTCAATAATAATACTAATTATAAATATTATTATTGAAAATTACTAGTTTATTGTGGTGTTAGAACTATTGATTACAACATTATTAGATTCGTATGTATTGAGTTTATCTTTTAGACTTTGATTTTCTTGTTGTAATTCTTGAATTTGCGTCTTATTAGATGCTTGTAAAGTATTATGCATAGAGTCGTTAATGCGTATAAGTTCGTCATTTTTATTTTTGAGTTGTTTCATTTCTTCACGAAGTCCATTAATGAGTCTAATAACATCTTGTGTTTTCAGGACAACAGGGGGTTTACCAGGTTCCTGTAAAACGAGTTGCTCTCCGGATGGATTATTTTTTTGTTGTTCTTGTCGTTCTTGTTCCATTTTTTTACGTTTTTCTTCAATTTCCTTCGTCTGTTTTAGAACATCGGGTTTATTTATAGGTGCTCCTGGAGCATATTCTTTTAAAAGAGAATCAATATCTTCCAAGAAAAATTTCTTAATATTGTTTTCATTAACCTTACGTATGAAATTGGAAACGGTTTTATCAGATTGTTTCATAAATTGTGGATGAGGGTTTTCAAGTAATTTACGCTTATCAAAGGTATTATGTTCGTGTGAAAAAACGAGAATTGTTTTACACGGGTCCAATTGGACGAACGGAATTGTATAACCGTGTAAAAATTCGCGTTCTTCTGCCAAACAAGCATCTTCGTTATATCTACTTTGTTTGAGAAGTTCACGCTTAAAAGCAAAGGTACCTGCAGTAGCGTGATTAGGTCCATATGGACCACATTGCCACATTTGTTGCATCTGTTTAAAATATACATATAATTCACTTGCGCCTGCACAAAGAGCGGTTTTACTCTTAGTAAGTGTGGATACGGCGTGTTCAATACGTTCAGGTGGATAATAATCATCGTCATCCATATATACAAGAATATCACCACGCGTTTTATCGTGCATTAAATTACGTTTTTTACCAAGCGTCATTTTTGTATCATATTCGAAATATTTGATTTGTGGGATATTTGAGGATTCAATCAAATCCTTGATTTTATCGGTTCCATCATCGATGATAATCCATTCGATTCTATCTTTGGGATACGTTTGATTTTTAAAACATTCGAACATAATTGGAATAAAAGGTCGTCGATTAAATGTAGGTGTACATATCGAAACAAACGGTAATTCCTTTTTTTCTTTTGCCTTTGATTTTGTTTTTTTTCCCATTTAGAATTTATATGTATTAAATTCTAAATCATTTTAAATATTATTAATATTATCATCAGGTTCCTTTTACAAAAAGAATAAGATCTTGTATTGAATCACGAAATTTACTAGTTTCAAGAATTGTGCTGACGATTAATATAAAACCCAAAATAACGTGAACGAGATACCACTTAGGAAAATCGCCCCATTTCTCCAAATCTTCTCTTCCGAGTGTATGTGACATTACAATTATCATATCAACAATAAAAATAGTCAATAGTAAAATTTTATTATTCCATAATTTCCGGGAAAACATTTTTACATATCTACTGAAACGATTAGTATCACATATGTCATTTTCAGGTAACCAATAAGAATCCATCAAAGCTTTTGGCCATTTAGTAAAAATCCATCTAAATTTCGGGTCGGGGTCAATTATCCACCATAATAAATAAAGTGCAACAGGAATGAGTGAGAAACCAGATAACACAAGACTTAAACTCATAGTAAATAATTGAAATAATATTACAAATGTAACACCAAATAAACCTCCTTTCCAAAATTCAGAGGTTCTCATTTGTTTTACAAGATCTAAACCAAAAGCCGAAACTATAATAATACCGATAACAATAAAATAACTGGTAGGAATAAATTTATAATACTTTTCTTTTATTACTTTCCATCCCCCCCAATCAACAAAAGTATGCCACCAACTAACATCATCTTTATTTACGTCTGTTTTTAAAATTTCATTTATATCTACGTTACGTATGTCATTAATGTCTGTATATTCTGTTGTAGCAATAGAAGCAAAAATTAAACCAAATATAGAAAAAAACATTATTGTAAAGTTTGTTTTTGATAGAAATAGATGTGCGTTTGGTATAAATCCATTTAAAAATATTACGATTAATTGTGCAGGTATTAAAATGTATCGTAAAATAACACCACCATCAAAACAAGCAAACGTATTTAATGCTTTTAAAAAAATGTTATTCTCTATATTCGTATATTCAGGATCGTGCGGACTTTTACCGAGTGTTTTACGAAGTGAATCTAATATTTCTTTTGCAACAGTTTCTTTTGTAGGTAGTGGTTGATTATTGTTTTCATCTTTTGTATTAAAATCTTCAAAGTCATTTTTAAAATTTAAATGATAAAATTGCAAATAAGAAAGTAAGAAGAATATATAACATAGACCCAACCCAATTGCGGATAAATTGATTTTTCCTGATGTATTAGTTTCTTCTGATGTATTAGTTTCTTCTGATGTATTAGTTTCTTCTGATGTATTAGTTTCTTCTGATGTATTATCTTCTTTAATTGAAACGTCATTTTTAGTATCCGACTTATCCTTATTAATAGTATCTTTATCTTCTGTTTTTGTATCAGAATTATTATTTTTATTATCATTTAAACCTTCCAACTGTGGAAGTTTGGTAAAACCTTTACGTTTATTAGCCATAGTCTCCAACTTACGTTTTATTTCATCGAGAACCTTATGTTGTTCTTTATCTTTATCTTTATCTTTATCTTTGTCTTTATGATTACGTTCATTTTCAAGTCCTTCTGTAATATTATTGATATTAGAATTAAATTTTTTTTTCCATATAGTATTATTTGAGGACATAGTGATATAGTTACTATATATTGATAATATAATATATAGTAATTCAGCGAAGAAAAAATAACCACTAAATTATTATCGTGCTAGCATCATTCCACATTGTCCCGAAACAAAGGTTAAAATGTTGTATCGTTCTTCGAATAATGTCAAATTATAATTATAATCATATAAACGCCAATTAGATTTATTAGTGCCGATGATATTACCATCTTCATCACAGGTAGTTAGAAAACTACTTGCGTTACTTAATGAGGGTGTATGTGTAGTGACTTCTAATTCGATAGTTTTAAATTTACTCATATTAATTGCTCCGGAGGGTTGATATTCAAATGGGTCGGTATTAAGACAGAAGTTATAACAATAAAGGCCTTCGCGAGCATAACCATTTGTTCTAACATATTTTTCAATATAATCATAAACACCACGCGTCATAGTATTTTCACGATATTCACCATCAAGAAGTATACCCATAGTATTTAATATATGTTTATGATTTTCTACACTAAAATCGCCTGTCATAAAATAACCGGTATTACGATTTGTTCTGGGGTCTTGACGTGGACCACTATCAATGCCGATGTTTAATAAATCTTCTTGAATATTTTGTGGAAAATATGAATTGTTGGAAACATCTAATACAGACTCGCGAATGGAAACCGGTGGTCTGCCATATGGCCAATTAGTATAATTGCTCCATTGATTGCGCATATTGACATCATTTCTTTGGAGAAAGAACATCCAATTCGAAATCATACCAGAAGAAGTTAATTTAAGTTTTTTAGAGCCAGTAACGTTCTGAAAGTCATATCTAAAAACATCTTTAACTAAATACATTTGTTCCTTCATAGCAAATAATTGGGCTTCATCTTTGGATAAAAACCCATATGTGGAAATCAAATGTATATCAGCATTCCAAGTATTAATTTTTGTGTCGTATTTTTCACTACTAATAATAGGATGAGGAGGTGTTTGTAAAAAGCGATACATCTGAAAGCGGTCTTCATTAAAATCAG